ACCGGGGGGAGCATTTGCGTGCTCGGAAAGGTGGGTGTGTGATGGCGATCGAATGGGAAGAGACCGTGGAGACGAAGCGGCGGGTGGCTCTGGTGGTGGACCTGAAGCCGAGCGAGCCGTTCGACGCTCCGGACGAGGTGCGAGCCGCCACCATCGACGACCTGCGCCGCGCGTGCGAGGCGGTCGGGTTGGTCGTGGAGACGGCGGAGCGGGCGTCGGCGGACCGGGAGGACCGCACGAATCTGCGCGAGGCGTACCAGAAGATGCACGACGAGCGAGATGCCTGCCTCGACGCCTTGTCCGAGCACGTGAGCCCGGACGTCACGGTCACCACGCCGCGGATGGTCCGCCCGTCGTCGTTGCTCGCTGGCATCCGGTCGCTCCAGGGTCGGCTGCGCGATGCGCGATCGGACCTACGGGAGCACGACGCCGCGCTCGAGGCGGCCGTGGAGCGGCGCTCGGAGGAGGCCGATGCCTCGACCGAGCTGGCGCGCGCCATCCTCAACGCGGTGCCCGGCGAGGACATCGTATCTGCCGCTCGCCGCACGATGGCGTCGCTGGCAAGGAGCGTCGAGAAGGCGGAGGCCGAGCGGGACGAACTGTCGGAGGCGGCGGAAACGGCCTCGCTGGAGGCCGACCTCACCGCCGCCCGGGACCGCATCGCGGAACTGGAGGCGCCGTTGCCCGAGGCGACGGTGGAGGAGTTGACGTTCCGCCTGACAGGCGAGGAGGTGAGCCGATGAGCCGCTATGTCATGGTCCGCCTCATCCCGTGCCAGCGTCCCGGCGTGCGGCCCATCGTCACGGACGAGGCGGGGTGCCGGTACACGACGGACGAGGCGGGGTGCCGGTACACGATCGCGCGCACCGCCGACGAGTTCGAGGCCGCGTCATGGGCAGAGGTGGCCGCGCGCGTGGCGTCGAGGGCTGCTGACGAAGAGCTCCCAGCCGAGCGCGAATGCGAGACGGGCGCTCATGGTTACGCCGTCGTGGACACCATCGAACACCACTACACCCTCGACATCGACACGGGCGAGGTGAGGAGGTGGCGGGTGCGCGCAATGTTCGAGGCCAGCGAGGCCGGGAAGGTGACGGTGCACCGATGACCATCACCACCGGACCCGCCCGCTCACCCATCGGACGTCGAGAGTGGGGAGGCGGCACGCTCTCCCACGTCACCACAGCACACCTCGGAGGCACGTGCCGCGTGTGCGCCGAGCCAGTGCCCGCGCGCGTCCCGGCCTGCATGGTCGGGTGGCGCATCGGCATCGCCCACGAGCTCTGCGGCTACCTGCGACCCGACGAGTACGAGCCGCACGAGGTGCGCGTCGAGGGGCGCCGCTGGTGGTCGTGGCGCTGCCCGCAATGCAAGCGCGACGCGGCCTCCCTCGAGCGGCCCGAGGAGGGCGACCCGATGGAGTGCCACCGCTGCCGACCGCGTGACATCGTGGTGGGCTCGATGGTGGCGAGCGTCACCCGGTTTACCATCCGCCACGCTCGCACGCGCCTCGTGGTCGAGCGGGGCACGCGTGGCATCGTGGTGGGCACGCGGGAGACGTGCGGCGCGCTGGTCGTGCGCTGGCGTGCGCCGGACGTGGAATGCGCGGTGACGGCGCTGCATGTGAGGGCGCTGTGATCCGAGAGCACCGAGGCGAGATGCGTGTGAGCGTTGGGGATCTCACGTGGACGATGCCAGTGGTCATGCACGTGCAGGTCGACCCGCACGCGGGCCACCGATGGGGAGGGCGGAGGCTTCGCAGGCAGCGGAGAGAGCGCGTACGCGCGAACCGGTACCGCCGCGCAGTGATCCGGTTCGTCCACCAGCAACAGCGCATGCTCTCCGAGGCCATGTGGCGCCTGTCAGGTGAGCCATGACCTGGCCATCCGACCCGCACGCGGGCCACCGATGGGGAGGGCGACGTCTGCGACGCGCCCGCCTCCTGCGCATCCGGCGAAACAAGGGGCGTCGCGGCTGGGCCCTGTTGATGGCCGCTCTTGAGCGTGCACGCGCCGAACACGTGGCCATGGTCATTGCCGAGGCGCTTGCCATCGGCCGTCCGGACCTTGCCGCGCGATGGGAGGCCATGCCATGACCGCCGACGACGCAGCAGCATCCCGAGCCCGACGAGCCGCCATGCGCGCCGCGGGCCGGTGCATCCAGTGCGGCAACCCTGCGAACCGCGCGCGGTGCGAGCCGTGCGCGGCGCATCACCGAGGAGAGCAGGTGCCTCGGTTCGTCCGCGAGACGGCGCGGAAACAGGCCGTGGCGGCCTACATCGCGCATCCCACGGCGACGACGGCGCAGCTCGCGGCCATGGTGGGGTGCGGCGCGCGCACGGTGCGACTTGCCCTCCAGGCTGCCGGCGTCGTGCGACGCAACGCAGCGCCGAGGCGACCGCCTGGCACGCCTCGAGCGACGGTGCCGCCGGCGAGGTGCGGGGCATACGCGATCTTCGACTTGTCGGAGGGACGCGTCTACCTCGACGTGGGCTATGCTACGCAGATGGCGGCGAGCGCGGCCCTGCACGACCTGCTGAGGCCGTACCCGAAGGGGTCGCCGTGGCGGTCGGCGCTGGTAGTGGTGAGGAGTGAGCCGCATCGCGTGGTGCATCGGCTCGAGAGGCGCAACGTGAGGCCGCGCAGGCCAGTGCAGGAGGTGTTGCTATGAGCGTCGAGGAACGGGATATCGTCGTGTGTCCGAACACCATGGGAGGCGCGACGGTCAGCATCGACGTCGGCGGCGGCACGCACGTCTACGCACGAATGGACGGCGACACGGCGCGGGAGCTCGCGGCCAAGCTGCTCGAGTGCGTGGAGGAGAGCGAGCGGATCGCGGAGAGGGGGCTGCCGTCATGAGCGACATCACCATCGCAGTGCGGCCAGGCGTCATCCGCGTCGCACGACACGCAAAGGTGACAGTGCACGCGAGGCACGAGGACATCCTCGCGTTCGAGTTCGCTCTCGGATCCAAATACGCCGTCGTGAGCGGCATCGGGGATTTCGGGGACGCGCCAGGCATCGAGCTCGGCCGCAACGGAGACACCATGCGCACGACGGAGCACGCAGGCGACACGATCGTCTCATTCCCCGAGCTGACGGAGTGGACCGTCTGGACCGCGGTGGTCAGCCGGTACACGCTGCGCGTGACGATGAGGAGGGAGCCATGAGCCAGTGGGAATGCATCCTCGCCGTGGCGGTCATCGCGCTGTGGATGCGCACGAGCCTCCAGGCCGACCGCATCCGTGACCTGGAGGAGCGGATGGGTACCGCGCGGGAGGAGGAGGCATGAGCGCGTACGAGGTGGCCTTGGTCGCGCTCGCCCTCCTCGCCCCGGTGGCGTGCGCGCTCTACTCGGTGAGGGCGGACGGGAGGGATGGGCTGTGATGCAGCGACCCCTATTCGGCCGGCCCACGTTCGTCGACTTCCGAGACTCGAGGGGCAACCGCTGGTGCCATCTCTACGGCTCCCGAGAAGACGCCGAGCACTGCGCGCGGCGGGTGGTGGCGAGCGCCGCGCGAGGTGGCGACGTGCTCGACCTCGGCATCCGCCACGAGCCCGAAGTGGTCACGTACGAGCTGAGGGAGGCGAGAGGATGAGCCACGAGGACAAGCGCGCCAAGGCCCTTCGCATGCTAAGGCGAGGCAGGGCGCGCCAGGGCCGGGCTTGGCAAGGCATGGACGCTAACAGCGTGGTACGATTCGCATCATGGCATCCCGCCGCAAACCACGTCGCACCGAAGCCCTGAACTTCGACGACGTGACCGAGAAACCGCAGGCGCCCGAGCCCGATCCGGAGCTTTGGCGCCTGCCGCTTTTGGACTTCATCGAGCAGCAGAGCGGCGGGCGAGTCTCCCGACCTACGCACCTTGCCGAGTACGTGGCGCTGTTCGAGGCGGCCGACCGTGGGGACACTGAGTTGCGCGCGGTCGTCGATGCGCCGGTGCAGCATGGTAAGAGCACGATCGCCGAATGGGGCATTGCGTGGATCCTACTGCGGCACCCCGAGTGGGCCGCGATGTTCATCACCTACGACGTGCGGAAGGCCGAGAAGCACTCTCGCCGCATCCGGCAAATCTACCTCGACTCCGGCGGCAAGATTCGGGACGACTTCAACACCATCCACCAGTGGGAGACGACGTCTGGAGGTGGCCTTCTCGCGACGTCCCGAGACGGCGACCTCACCGGAAACTCGGCGCGCCTCATCGTCTACGACGACCCGTACAAAAACTACGAGGAGGCGGCCGACGCCGACGTGAGGGAGCGCCTCGAAGAGAAATTCGCCAACGAGGCCGTGACCCGCATGGCCCCGCGCTCGGCCATCATCATCGTTGCCTCGCGCTGGCACGAGGACGACCTGAGCGGCGTCAAGATTCGCGAGGGGTTCACGCACGTGCACCTCGAAGCCATCCGCGTCGACGAGCACGGCGAGGAGCACGCGCTCTGCCCGTGGGGCCCTGACCCGCGCGTGCCTCGTGACCTCGAGTGGCTCCGCGGCGTGCGCGCATCCCTTGTGGAGAGCGGCCGCGAGTCGACGTGGTGGTCGCTCTACCAGGGCAGCCCGAGGCCGACGGGCGCGGGCCTTTTCCGGGACGCGACCTACCACGAGGGGGAGCTCCCTCGCATCGTGCGGTGGTCGTGGGGCGTCGATCTCGCGTTCTCCGCCGGGGCCAAGGGGGACCGCACGGCGCTCGTGCTGCTCGGCCTAAGCGAGGACGGCATCGTCTACGTGCTCCACGTCTGGAGCGTACGGCAGGGCATCGTGGAGGCGCGGGCGAGCGTGCGCGGTCACCTGGCCATGCAGCCCGACGCGCCGATCGCCACCTACGCGAGCGGGCCCGAGATCGGGTCCTACCAGTCCCTGGCCGCCGAGCGCGACCCGATCCGGGTGGACGTCATGCCGGCCCGGTTCAGCAAGTACGTCAGGGCTCGACGCACCGCGGAAAGGTGGAACGCCGGGCGCCTACGTGTGCCATCCGGCCGACCGTGGGGGGCCTCGTTCGTCCGGCTCGTCAAGGCGTTCACCGGCGCCGATGGCGAGGTGGACGACGAGGTTGACGGGCTCGTCGCGGCACACGACCGCCTCATGGTGGGGAGCGCGTCGGAGGGCAGCAAAGGCGGGTGGACGGTAGGGCGCCGGCGCATGTAGTTGCGAAATGCTAAACCGCATCTCGGAGGTGTGGAGATGGCAAAAATCTACGTGACGGAGCCGGGCACCACGGGCGGCGTCGGAGCAACAGGGATGCGCGTGCTCGTGCAGTCGCTGCGAGATGCTGGGCATGATGTGACCAGGGTGAAGCTATTCCGATCGGTCGATGCCGGAGCCGATGCGCAGATGGACATGTTTGGCCGCGAGACCGAGGCCGTGGCAGATGCGGGATGGCTCGCAAAGCCTGATGCGTGGTTTGTGTCGACTCTCTACGCGCGGCAGTATCTCCGACCGTTCTCCATCAGACCCGCTTGTGGCGTTTGGTGGTCAGTTCTATGTGCCATCGCGCGGAGTGTCGAGGATATCGAGGCTCGAGGCGGCCACGTACTCCGCCATCACCATCGAGGATGCGAGAAACCCGACGATCGAGCTTGCCCGCGGGTGTAAGTCAAAGTGCGCGTTCTGTCGCATCGGGTGGGCCGGTGGCACGTATCGGGAGGCTCCTCGCGAGCAGGTGGAGGCGGCCATACGGTCGGTGGGTAAGGGCCGCCCGGTCAACATTTTCGCACCCGACTATTCTTCGGTCTCGTGGGTAGACGACGTGGAGGGGCTCGTGTCAGAGGTAGGGTGCCGCAACACGTCTCGCGATGCCCGAGCGGACGCCACGCACCGCATGCTCGCGCGGGTCGACGGCGTAAAGCAATACTCGTTCGGGGTGGAGGGGATGTCGGAGCGCATCCGTGCCGGCATCGGAAAGCCACTCACGGCAGAGCGGCTAGTGTCGACGATGGAGACTCTTTCCGCTCGTGGGGTGAGCGTGGTCAAGTGGTACCTCATCCTAGGCTTTCCTGGAGAAACCGACGCCGACCGTGACGAGTTCGTCGCGTTGCTTGAGGCCACGCGAAAAGTCTACTCCGGCACGCTACAGGTCACGCCTACCCTGTTGCAGCCGTGCCCTCATACCCCCATGGAGAGGCTTTCCGCGCGCTTCGATGCGTCGGCGCATGCCAGGGCAGAGAGCCTGCGCGCATGGGCGCGCGATGCACACGGTCGTGACGGGCGCAAGTGGATTGTTGCGCAGCCGAAGGGGCCAGAGCTGCACGAGAGCGACTCGGCGCTTACCAGGGCAGGGCGTGACGCGTCGCGGTACCTTGCGACCGCGAAGCTGTCTGACGTCGCCTCCGGCAGGTGGAGAGCCCACCTTTCCGACGCCCTCCTAGACCCGATCCCGGACGACGCTCCGACCAACTGGGATCACGTCGACGGGCCGACCGACGAGCAAAAAAAGCTCGGGATGGAGCGGTACCGCAAGGCGTTTGCCCGCCTCCGAGTGCTGTAGTTGCGCCATGTGTGCCACGCTGCTACGACGAGTGGCACATGGCGGCACGCGTCAATGACCCACTCTCCGGCCCCGGGGTGACTCGCGTCACGCCTGCGCCGCCCGTGGTTTATGACGCGTTCGGGCGTCAGTACCAAGCGCCCGTGCCGCCCAAGGCGGACCGGTCCAAGGCCGGCATCATCTACCGGGACCTCCCGGTGGTCACGACTGGGCTCGACTGGCTACAGGGCGACGACCCGGTGGCGGCGGTGCGTGACGCGCTCGAGGCCCACATGGCCGGGCAGTTCTCCGCGTCGGCCCTGCTCTGGGATGCGATGTCGGGCGACGACCGGATCCATGCGGCGCTCGGCTCGCGCGTCGGCGCTCTGTTCGGGCTGCCGACGATCATCACGTGCGACGACGCCGAGGTGCGTACCGCGTGGGAGACCGCGTGGGCAGCGTGCGCGCCGCCCGCGGTGCAAGCCGACGTCAAACGCTGGGTGCACGGGATGGGGTTCTGTATCTCGGAGCTCCGGTGGGACACGACGTCGACGCCGTGGCAGCCGTACATCCACGTGTGGCACCCGACCTACTCTCGCTACGACACGTTCCGGCGCACCTACGTCGTGACGACGATGGATGGCGAGGTGGACGTCACGCCGGGCGACGGGCGATGGTTTTTGCACGCGCCGTACGGTGCCGGCGGGTGGCTCTGGGGCGCCGTGCGACCCCTCGCGCTGCCGTGGATGCTGCGCCAGTTCGCGTACCGAGACTGGGCTCGCTACTCGGAGCGGCACGGCATGCCGATGGTGCTCGCTCACGTGCCGATGGTGGGCGAGGAGAGCGACAAGGACGAGTTCCTGTCGGCCCTGCGCACGATGGGGAACGAGGCCGTGGTGCGGCTCCCTCGCGGCATCGACGGGCAAGATTTCGATCTCGACTTGCTCGAGGCGACGGCCAACACGTGGCAGGGGTTCATGTCCCTGATTGCCAAGTGCGATACGGCCATCACGCTCACCCTCCAGTGGCAGAACCTCACGACCGAGGTCAAAGAGGGGAGCCAGGCTGCGGCCCGCATCCACGCCGACGTGAAGCAAACGGCCGTGGAGTTCGACGATCGGACCTTCGCGTGGGACGTGCAAACCCAAATCGCGCGCCCGTGGGTCGAGTGGAATTTCGGCGCGGGTCGGCCCGTGCCTCTCACGCGCCACGACACGAGCGTCACCGAGGACCACGAGGCGAGCGCGAAGGTGCTCGAGAGCCTCTCGCGCAGCGTGCAGGCGCTCGCGACGGGCGGCGTGGTCGTGGACGCAGTGGCCCTGGCCGAGGCGTACGGCGTGCGCCTGCCCGTCCTGTCGCAGGGCACGCCACCCGCGATGCAGCCCGCGACCACCACCACCGAGGAGCCATGAGGCAGCACCGTTACACGGCCCGCGCGGGCACCGCTCTCGCCATCCAGCCCCAGGCGTTCGGGTGGCTGTTCGACGAGCTCGAAGGGCCCACTCCGCCCGAACGCATCGGCGCGCTGGCGATCGTGTCCGTCCGTGGCCCGCTCCAGCAGCGCGGCTCGTGGTGGGCGCTCGGGTACGACGACGTGGTCGCGAGGTTCCGCGCGGCGTGCGAGTCGGACGCGACGACCATCATGCTCGACCTCGACTCGCCCGGCGGCAGCGTCGCTGGCTGTTTCGCGGCGGTCCGCGAGATGCGGGAGATGGCGGCGAGCGCGGGCAAGGTGGTGGTCGCGTTCGCGAACGAGGCGGCCTACTCGGCGGCGTACGCGCTGGCGACGGTGGCGAGCACCATCTGCGTGCCCGAGTCGGGCGGCGTGGGCAGCGTGGGCGTCATCGGCATGGTCGAGGACTACACCGAGGCGATGGCTCAGGCCGGCGTGCGGTGCGCGGTGCTCACGACGGGCGCGCGCAAGGCGGACGGAAACCCGGCGGTGCCCATGAGCGAGGCGAGCATCGCGGCGCTCCAGGGTCAAATCGACAAGCTCGGCGCGCAGTTCTTCGGCCTCGTCGCGGAGGCACGGCCGCTCAGCGCGGGCGAGGTGCAGGCGCTCGAGGCGGCATGCCTCATGGGCCAGGACGCGGTCGACGCTGGGTTGGCCGACGAGGTGATTTCGAGAACGCAGCTCATCGCCCGACTGACGGGCATGGAGAAGACCATGGACGAGGAAGAGAAGAAGGCCGAGGGCGAAGAGACCGAGGCGACCGAGGCGGAGGCCGATGAGGGCAAGTGCGCCCCCGACGCCGAGGAGGAGGCCCCGGCTTCCGAGGGCGAGGAGCCCATGGACGACGGCGAGGAGGAGGAGCCCGCGGCGAGCGCTGCGGCTGCTCACTCGAGCCGAGACATCCTCGCGGCGGTCCGGTCGCTCACCGGGCAGACGAGCCCCGCGGCTCAGATCGGAGCGCTCCACGCGCTCGCGCTCGAGGCGAAGAAGGCGAAGGGCCTCGCGTCCAAGCTCGCGAAGGTCGAGGGCGACTCGAAGCGGCGCGCGCACGAGGCCAAGGTCTCGGCGGCCATCAAGGCCGGCAAGCTCGCCCCGGCGCAGAAGGCCTGGGCTCTCGGCGTGGACGGCAAGGTCCTCGACGGGTTCCTCGCCACGGCATCGCCGGTCGCGCCCGCGGCTCCGGTCGCGGCTCCCAAGGCCGAGGCTCCCGACACGCTCACCGACGCCGACCGCAAGGTGGCTGCCTCGCTCGGACTCTCCGCCGAGGCGTTCCAGAAACACAAGGCCGCGCACGCGGCGAAGCACTGAGGTTCCACAATGGCCGCTGCATCGCAGTCTCGTGACACCGTCGAGGCGAAGGGGTCGCTCGCGCAGTACCCCGTCGCCGCGTCGACGACCATCTACGCCGGCACTCTCGTCGCGGTGAACGCGTCGGGCTACGCCGTTCCCGCGAGCGCGTCGCTCGCGATCACCGTCATCGGCCGCGCCGAGAAGACGGTGACCAACACCGCCGCGGCGGGCTTCGGCTCGGCGGGTGCGCTCGACGTCATCGTGCGGAAGGGGACCTTCTTTTTCACCTGCTCGGGCGCGGGCATCTCCAGCGTGGGCAAAATGGCCTACGTCGTCTTCGACAACGAGGTCAGCCTCACCGACGGCTCGGGCACCCGCCCGCCCGCGGGGAAGATCGTCAAGTACGACGCGGACACCTCGTCGAACACGTACGGTCAGGTCGCGGTCGAGGTGGGCATGCCATCGCTCTCCGACGGACCCTCGGCCGCGGGGGGCGTGCTCGACCTCCGCGCGGATGGCGTGGTCACGGCCAACGTCGCCGACCTCGCCGCGTTCGCGGTGGGCACCAACACCGACGGCCTCACGCACGTCGAGGGCAACGTGGTCGCTCTCGTCGCGCAGTCGACGGCGGCGCAGAATGGGCTCTACCTCGTCGGCGCGGTGAGCGGCGGCACGGCGGCCCTCACGCGCATCGGTTCGCTCGCGACGGGCGATACCATCGCGGTCGGCGCGGTCCGGTTCGCGGTGAGCGGCGGCACGGTGTTCGCGAACACCGACTGGAAAAACACGGCGGCGGGCACGGTCGGCACCAACGACCTGGCGTTCTATCCCGGGCGCGTCGTGCGCGAAGCGGTGCTCGTCGCGGGCACCATCACCATCAGCAACATCCCGATCCTCAGCGCGACGAAGAGCTTCATCGGCATCACGCGCAAGACCGCCAACACCACGGCGTCGACCATCAGCTACGCCACCAACGGCGCGGCTACCCCGGGCGCGCTCGGCACGGCGGCCGTCACAGTGTTCGCGACGGTCGCGGCCGGCACCATCAACAACGCGGACATCAGCACGCTCGAAGTGTGCGTCGTCAACTTCTGAGAGGACACCGACCATGGAAATCACTCCCTCCAACATCGCGTCGATGTTCTACGGATTCGGCGCGACCTTCTCGCAGGCCTACCAGGGCACCGAGGTATGGGCCCCCAAGCTCGCGATGATGCCCACCTACGGCAACGTGTCCTCCGTCGTGAACGGCTGGATGGACAAAATCCCGATCCTCCGCGAGTGGGTCGGACCGCGCCACGTGAACAACCTGGCCCTCCGCGGCCGCACGATGACGCCCGAACCGTTCGAGCTCACCATCGGCGTCGACCGCTACTCCATCGAGGACGACACGTATGGGCTCTATGGCCCAGCGGTCTCGATGATGGGAGAGCAGGCGGCGAAGTGGGCGGACAGGGAAATCGCCAAGCTCATCCTCGCCAACCCGACCGGCTTCGACGGCGTGAGCTTTTTCAACGACGCTCACCCGGTCGACATCGACGCGGGCGCCTCGGGCCCGCTCGGCACGTACGACAACAGCCTCGCCCTCGCGCTCACGGCCACCAACTTCGGCGCGGCTCGTACGGCCATGCGTGCCTTCAAGGGCAGGGACGGGCAGCCGATGGGCATCCGCCCCTCGCTCCTCGTGGTGCCGCCCTCGCTCGAGGACACGGCGAACCGCATCCTCACGAGCGACTACCTCGCGACGTACATCATGGGCTCGACCAGCGCCGGCAACGTCGCTCCGGAGCCCAACATCTATAAGGGCGCGTGCGAGCTCCTCGTCATCGACGAGCTCGAGAGCGACCCGACGGCCTGGTACCTGCTCGACAACCGGAAGGCGATCAAGCCATTCCTCTGGTGGCAGCGCCAGGCGCCGACGTTCGTGTACAAGAACAAGCCGGACGACGACAACGTCTTTTTCAATCGGCAGTTCCTGTTCGGCATCGACTGCCGCGGCGTCGCCGACGTCACGCTCCCGTTCCTCGCCCTCAAGAGCAAGCCGTGACCCAGTACGCCACGATCGCCGAGCTGTACACGTACGGCGCGCCGGCCGTGGCGTTCGGCGGGCTCACCTCCGACGTGTTGACCAACGCCCTCGTCGCGGCGAGCGCGTTGGTCGACTCGTACATCCGCTCCCGCTACACGCCTCCGCTCACCGCGTGGGGCAGCGACGTCAAACAGGCCGTGTGCAAGATCGCGGCATACGAGGCGCTCGTGGTGCGCGGATACAACCCAGCGGCCGGGAGTGACCCGAACATCCTCGCCCGCCACGATGCCGCCGTCGCGTGGCTGCGTGGCGTGTCGCGAGGGGAGATTCACCTCGACGTGACGCCGGCCCTAGCGACACCCTCGCAGGGCTCGGCGGTCGTGTCGGCATCACGGCGAAGGGGATGGTGATGGCGTTCAAGGGCTTGCAGCGGCTGAACGGCACCCTACGCGCTCTCGCTGACGTGCCATCGCGCGCGAGCGCCGCCGCTGCGGCCCGCATCGCCACACTCATCGACGACTCGTTCTCCGCTGGCCTCGACCCGTACGGCCGGCCGTGGGCTCCGCTCATGGCATCCACGCTCGCCCGGCGCCCGTGGCGCGGAGCTCCCCCGCTCACCGACACGGGCGCGCTTCGTGCGAGCGTGCGCGTCGTGCCGCTCCCGAGCGCGGGGATCTCCATCACGATGGCGGCGCCCGGCCCGTTCCACCAGATGGGCACTCGGTACATGGCGCAGAGGCAGATTTTCCCGCAGTCGGGCGGCATCGCGCCCTCGTGGCGCCAGGCCATCGCGCAGAGCATCACCGAGGCGATGCGCAAGGCGGGTGCGTAGTGGGCGCGCTCGCGTCGTTCATGACCGCGCTGAATGCCGAGGTGGTGAGCATCCTCGCGGCGGGCTCGTATCCCGCGCTGACGGACGGCGCGATCCTGTTCGGCCCCGCGCGGACGTACGAGCAGAGCCGGCCGCCGCGCATCACCGTCACGCCGACCACGGCGGCCTTCTCGGCGCCCGACCTCTACTCGAGGGGCAACGCCGCGGAGCTCCGCGAGCAGGTGGGTACGCCGGTGGTGCACTCGGAGCGCATGGCGTTCGTGGTGCGGTGCTGGGGCGGCGTCGACTCGGCCTCGCAGCTCGCAGACTACGACCTCACGCGAGCGCTCTACCACGCCGTCCTCGCGGCCCTCCAGCGGCTCGTGCCAAATCACGGCATCGACAGCGCGGGCGAGTTCACGGAGGCGGGACCCATCGGGTCACTCGGCGTGGAGTTCGTGTTCACGACCTGGCTCGACATGCCGGTGCTAGACACGCTCGTGCCCTACGACGCGTCGACCCGCTACGCTCCCGCGGCAGTCGCCGCATCGACGACCGACACATACAACGCCCCGACGGGCGAGACAGGATCCGGGTGCTGACATGCCCACTGGAAACGTAGAGTTGACGATTCTCGATGGGGGCGCCGGCATCGTGTCGGTCCCGCAGTCGAGCGTGTTCGTGGTCATCGGCACGAGCAGCAGCGGCACGGCGGCAACGGTCGTCGCGAGCCGCAACGCGAACACGCTGGCGAGCACCGTGGGCTACGGCCCCGCGGTCGACCTCGCGGCGATG